GGGCTCGACACCGCAGCGCGCGGCCTCGAACGCGCGCTCGGACGTGCGGTGACGAGCGGGAAGTTTGGCTTCGACGACCTCAAGCGCGTTGCGGTGGCGGCACTGGCGGACATCGCGGCGAGCGCGGTCAAGGCCGACCTGGGGGTGCTGTTCGGCGGCGGTGGTGGATCGGGCGGAGGACTGCTCGGGTCGCTCGCCAGCCTGTTCGGCGGCAAGCCCGGACGCGCCACGGGCGGTCCCGTGACGGGAGGCAGTGCGTACCTCGTTGGTGAACGCGGCCCCGAGTTGTTCGTGCCGACCGCCGCGGGGCGGGTGCAGCCACTCGGCGGGTCGCGCGGCCCGGTCAGCGTCACCGTCAACGTCGCGGCGGCGCGTGATAGCTCGCCGCGCGTCATGGCGCAGACCGGCGCGCAGGTGGCGCGCGCGGTGTCGCGCGCGCTCGACAAGGCGAATGGCTGATGAGACACTGGCTCGCTACGCCTGCCGATCGGCAGCGTACTGACTGGG